TTAATCCGCGAGCTTTATGCTCAGAAGTCACTGAGAAAATCAGCTTTCATTAATATCCTAAATGGCAAGATTGCTTCAGCAGTGAAGATATGCTCTAAATATGGGGCACAGAACGAAGCGTAAATGAGTCGGTCGGCTGAAAAATGGGTGAGAGGTTTGTGTTTCAGCGAGTTAGGCGTGTGTGGCTGAAATGACGGCGTAAAACGAAGCGTTTACATAGGCTTACATTTGGTTTACTTTTGGGGCTTGTTGAGGCTCCTGTGGTTTACATGGGGCTTACGGGTGGTTTATATTGCGTTTCTGTTGGTGGTTGGTGTTGTGTTGGGGTGGGGTAGAATGGTGGCTGAGGCCACTTTTTTTTATGGTGTTTCTGAATTTTTATATTGCGAAATTATTCCATATAATGATTATTTGGTATATTTGCAGAAACAAAACGAGTGAATATGGCAAAGGTAATACATGTGCATCTGCTGCACAATATAGATGGAACGAGGCGGAAAGACTGGTACTTTAGCAGCATTTCTGCGGTTTATACGGTTTTGACGGCTGAACAGATCGGTGCGACGAAGAATTATTTGCTTCATGCCGGGCTGTCTGGCAATGGTACATTATGCACGAAACGCGCTATAATCAAGCAATCTACGCTTATTTCGTGCTCTCGTGGGGCAGATGATTAGGCTGGTGCTTTTATGGCGTTAGAACGCAAATAAAAGGCCGTTTGGGCGGTCGTGGAAATGGAGGTCGTTTGGCCTCCTTTTTTTGTGCCTAAAGTGGCGGAAATGTGGAGTGGGGTTACAGCTGGGGTTACAAAGTGGGGTTACATTTCAGGAAAAGTGGGGTTACACATTCGGGGTTTTCGGGGGTGGGATAGAGGGGGAGGGAAAAGGATAGTTTTAAGGGATAGGGTGGGGGAAACTACCCATTTGTGATATTGGTAAAATTGGCGCGAATCGGGCTAAAAGCTTGTATTTATGAGGCTTCTTACATGAAATGAGCCTTGGAAGAGGGGGTACACCCCTCCAAACGGGGTTCTAATGGTGTTGGAGGGATATACGTTTCGTGTTAGAAGAACTTGGAGATGCTTCCAATAACCTCAAATACGTTCATGATGCGTTCAACCGGGTATTCTTGCTCGTCATAGTCTGTCGTATTGATAGGGACAAAACGCAGCTTCTTTGGATCTGACGACCGTCGGAGTATCTTAATGGTGCGTAATGTATCAAGTACGACAGCGTAGATTTCTCCATATTGAATGTCCTCCAGGGTGCATTTATGGAGGGCAATAATGTCACCATGGTTAATTTTGGGTTCCATGGAATGTCCTGTGACATTACACCAGAAGTCTGCCTTCTCAAATCCTTGTATTACGATGTTGTTGGTCGGAATAGTTACTTGAGAATTGACAATCTCATTGAACCCACCTAAGAAGTCCACATCATAATAAGGCTTGCCTATGGCTGGGTTATATGAAACTTTAGGCAATTTTTCTTCAGAATCTGATTTTTCTTGTTTTTTTTCTTGCATAGTTGAGAGCATCTCTCCTCTGCCGGTAATTAACCATTCGACACTGACATCTGGAGCATAAGCGAGAAATCTTGCAATGTTATCTTCGCTTATACCATTATTTTGCTGTAATATACCGCGGGTAACACCCGATTCTTTATAAAATTCATAGGGAGAAACCCCTTTTTGAGCCAGATAAAGCAAGATATTCTGCTTTATAGGCGATTTTTCTTGTCTTTTTTCTTGCATAGTCGAGAAATCTTGTTTATCTTTGCAGCGTGTTCAAGATTGAACGAGCGGCCAAAGATACGAAAAAAGGTCGAGAATAACGAATTTTTGCAATTAAAGAATATGAATGATACAGAAATAAAGGAGTGGCAGACGCAGAGCGTGAAGCACAAGGTGGCAATGGTCCTGATAATGGATGGTGTTAGTTTCAGCTACACTGAAGAGGACGGCATTGTATTTACAGCACCTGAATGTTATGTGGCGAGATTGGTAAGACGGCTGATGTCCTGCTATGGATGTAGCGTTAGACCGAAAATAAACGAGGTAAAATGATTGCAGGATAACACGGAGGCCCTGGGTGCTGCACTGGATAGTCAGCCACCGCACTGGATAGTCGGTAGGGCCGGCCTCGGATGACAGCGGGAAAGACCGCAGGGGTGGCACGGTTGCAGTGGCCGGAAAGTTGGAATAAGCGAAAGCGAAGAGCGTAGGACAGCCACGGGGTTCGACTCCCCACACTCCACAATGTATAACAAATTAAAATAAGTGAGAACATGAAAAGGTATATTCACATTCAGAAGGCAGACCGCGAGTTCATATTGAACTTGTTCAAGGTTACGGGTCGCACTGTTGACAATGCGTTGCGATTTGACGCAGAGCGTGGCAACACCGACCTCGCACGCAAGATTCGCAAGGTGGCAATGGAACATGGCGGTATCGTCATGGTGGTAAGTCCCGAAGCCGAGACACTATTTGATGCAGATGGCTATATGCGTCAGTATCTTCCCAACGGTGTGTTGTTGGAATTTGAGAAGGAGGCAGGCAACGGAGGTTGCAATGTGTACCTCAAAGGCGATATGGTTCGCAGGTATGACAACGTGCAGGTGCGTGACATCCCTGCCATTCAGAACTGGGCTGCAACATTGAGATAAGGAGGAGTAAGTATGGAGTACCACGATAACAGACTTTGCATCTCGATGCGGGAACTTGTGGATGGCGGTGTGATGACCGTGTCCAACTACAAGCAGCTGTCCGCACGCGGTCGCATAGATGTTGTGCGTCGTGGTGGAGGCTCTTCGAATAACTATGCGCTCATCGCGGTCAGCAGTCTGCCCGATGCCTATCAGGACAAGCTCAAGGATATTTATCCTGATCCGTCGCTTGAGGTGCTGCTTGCCTGGCTTGATGCCAACTACGAGGTGGACCAGGCTGCTGTCGCTTATTTCAACGACTGGCGCAACCAGTGCGGACACGACCATGCTACTGATGCTCATGTGAAGGAGTATGTGACCAACGCAAGTGTGCTGAATGCTTGTATCAAACTCTACAACAACGCCAAGGCGATACAGAAGACGATGGGCCAGAAGTATGACTGGAGCATGATGTCGCAAGCAGTGGAGGGCTACCGCATGAAAACCGGGCACACATTGCCAGCAAGTATGCTACGCTTCCGCAAGAAGGTGAACGAGTATCAGCGTGACGGATACCAGTGTCTCATCAGCCGAAAGTTCGGTAACCAGACAAGCCGTAAGGTGGATTACCGTACCGAGCGTTTGATTCTGTCGATAGCCGTGTTACCCAACAAGCCGTTCAATACCAATGTTTGGGAATTGTACAACTCGTTTGTGTGCGGTGAGCTGGACGTGTATGACCCAGAGACCGGTGAGCTTTTCGACGCAAGCGAGTGGACCGACAAGAACGGTGACCCGAAGTCGCTGAGCGAAAGCACTATCACCAACTATCTTAACAAGCCCAAGAACCGACTGTTTATTGAACACTCGCTTGACTCTTACACCACATTCATGCACGAGCAGATGCCACACGTTCACCGCCATGCGCCTGAGTTCTCGTTCTCAAAGATTTCATTCGATGACCGCGACCTCCCACGCAAACTGAAGGATACAAAGGCAAGGCCGAAGGCATACTACGCCTACGATGTGACAAGCCAGTGCGTGGTGGGCTACGCCTACAACCGCAACAAGAACGTGGACTTGGTTGCCGACTGCTTCCGTTCGATGTTCCGACTGATAGAAAACAAGGGCTGGGGTTGCCCAGCGCAGGTTGAGGTGGAGAACCACTTGATGAGTCAGTGGAAAGAGAGTTTCCTGAAGGCAGGAGTATTGTTCCCATTTGTGCGCTTCTGCGCCCCGATGAACTCCCAAGAGAAATACGCTGAGCCGATGAACGGTGCCAAGAAACGCCGTGTGGAGCATAGAAACCATCTCGGCATCGGACGCTTCTATGCCAAAGACAGACACTACCGCACGGAGGCCAAGAAGGTGTTTGATGAGAAGAATGACACCTATGAGGACAAACAGTACTACACATGGGAAGAACTGATTGCTGATGACATCCGTGACATCAAGGAGTTCAACAATACCCTCCACCCGAACCAGAAGAAATACCCCGGCATGACACGCTGGCAAGTGCTTGAAGCCAATATGAACCCAACGCTTCAGCCAATGGACAAATCGGTGTGGGCACGCTTTATCGGCGAGCACACAGAGACCTCCATACGCAGGAACAGCTACTGCAGAGTGGCGTATAAGGACTGGTGGTTGAGCAAGACCGAGGTGATGGAACGTCTCGATCCGAACAACTACAAGGTGGATGCCTACTATTTGACCGATGAGGACGGCAACGCAACCGATGTTTATATCTTCCAGAACGACCGCCTTATCGACAAGCTCGAGGACGTGGGCACGTTCAACACTGCCGATGCGGAGCAGACTGACGAGGACAAGGAGATATTCGTGAACCAGCAGAAGAAGATAGCAGCATTCAACGCATACGTGAAGAAGAACGCCATTGCAACTGTTGGCATATCCAAGCCGGAACACTCAGAAGAGGCTGCACCACCGCCACCGCTTGAACTTCCACCGATGGAAAGCGAGCAGGAAATGGAAGTGACCTACCACATTTCTGACCCGTTGGCAGATTTATAGAATGATATTAGAATACAATTAAAATAACGTGAGACATGATAACGAATGAGAACAAGAAGCGGATATTGGAGGCTATAGCCACCAACCGCACGAACTATCCGAGCGATGCCAAGCACGCTGCTTCATTGGGCATCAGCACCTCGGTATATAGCGCCATCAAGAATGGTCAGACAGACAAGGCACTGAGCGAAGCCAACTGGATAACCATCGCCCGAAGACTGGGTGTGAACCTCAGAGGAGGCATTGAATGGAAGCCAGCACGCACCGCCACCTTCGAATATATCACCAAGCAGCTGGAGTTCAGCCAACAGAGCGGACTGAGTGCGATACTATGTGATATACCCAACATTGGCAAGACATTCACGGCACGCTATTATGTGCAGTGCCACCGCAATGCCATCTATGTAGATTGCTCCCAAGTGAAGACCAAACTGAAGCTGGTGCGCAAGATAGCCACTGAGTTTGGTGTTGGCAGCAATGGAAGATACAGCGACGTGTACGAGGATTTGGTTTATTATTTGCGCTCAATCGACACCCCACTCATCATTCTGGACGAGGCTGGCGATTTGCAGTATGAGGCATTCCTGGAACTCAAAGCCTTGTGGAACGCTACAGAAAGATGCTGCGCCTGGTATATGATGGGTGCGGACGGACTGAAAGCCAAAATCAATCGCTCCATTGAGTGCAAGAAAGTGGGCTATACCGAGATGCTCAGCCGATACGGTGACCGCTACTCGAAGGTAACGCCCGACGACAGCAAGGAGCGTGAGAAGTTCCTGAAAGACCAGGCGAGCGTGGTGGCAAAGGTGAACGCCCCAGAAGGTGCGGATATTGCTACCTTGGTGCGCAAGTCGGGTGGTGGACTGAGACGAGTTTATACGGAAATTGAGAAACTAAAAAGAGTATAGTAATATGGAAACAAAGATAACAGTGACATTCACAGATGGAAGTCGCAGAGTGTTGAAAAGCCCAGAGAAACTGGAAAAAATAGACGAAAACCGGGAAGCCTGCTTTGTGATGGATAACGGACAGGTATATTATGGCTATTGTAATGGTGAAGTTGACGAAGAAGGTGATTTCTGCCTAATGAGGTCCATTCATGGCATAGGGCTGCCATTTAATCGCCTTCTCGGGTGGTGCTACAAGTCAAGTGGAAGAAAGAAATAAAACGTGAGTAAGTGATATGGCAAAGCGAGCATACAGCCCCAAGGATGTGGCGAATATCAAGTGTAAGGCACTACCATTTGAAGGACAATGGAAAGACGTGTTCGGTCAGCCAGAAGAGGGCGATACATGGTTTATCAGCGGACCCAGTGCCAGTGGCAAGAGCTCCTTCGTTATGCAGTTTGCCAAGATGCTCTGCGGTATAGGTAGCGTGTTGTATGTGTCCTTGGAAGAGGGCGTTGGCCTGTCGATGCAACGACGGCTTGCCCAATTCAAGATGACTGACGTTCAAGGCTCGTTCCGCCTCATTACCGATGGCGACATCAAGTCATTGGAAGAACGCCTGGCGAAACCCAAGAGTGCCAAGTTTATCATCGTGGACAGTTACCAGTACGCATACGAAGCAGGGTGGGAATATTCACTGACCAGGGCACTGATAGACCGTTTCAAGCGCAAGACCTTCATTTTCGTCAGCCAAGAGGATAAAGGCAAACCAATCGGCAAACCTGCCATCAGACTGAAATACGCAGCTGGTGTGAAGGTGAGAACGCAAGGCTTCAGGGCCTACTGTCAAGGACGCTATTCAGGCAACGTGAGCGAATATTACACCATCTGGGCGGAGAAAGCCGTGGAGGTTTATAATGACAAGTCTAACAACTAAACATAACTGAGATGAAGAAGAAAGTTTATATCAGCGGAGCGATAGCCCACTACGACCTTAAAGAGCGTATGGCAACCTTTGACCATGCGGCACGCTATCTCTCCATAAAAGGTTACGAGCCGGTGAACCCATTTGAAAATGGCGTTTCGCAGGATGCTCACTGGATGGAGCACATGAGAGTGGACATTGCCCTGCTTTTGAAGTGTGATTGCATCTATATGCTGCAAGGCTGGGAATTGAGCAAGGGAGCAAAACTGGAACTGGATGTTGCCAGTTCGTGTGGCATTAAAGTGATGTTTGAAGGTCATGAGAACAATGTTCGTGAATACACCTGCTGCCTTTGCGGTAAGACCCAAATCGGCTATGGAAACAATCCTCATCCATTGAAAGATGAGGGTGAGTGTTGTCCTGAATGTAATTTGAAGGTGTTAAGTGAAAGAATAAGGTTGTCGAAAATGAAATAGATATGGCACAGGAAGTAACCAATTTCGCACGCTTCTATGGCATACTCAAAAAGAGCTACAAGTTTGCCACCAAGGAGCTTGGCGATGAGTTCAAGGAAGGAGTGGTGAGTCAATTCACTAATGGACGTACCACTTCGCTTAGGGAAATGACCCGTAAGGAGTACGACATGATGTGCGACAAGCTCGAAGGTGTTACAGCCAAATTGATACGCACCGCCAAGGACGTACAGCGCAAGCATCGAAGCCAGTGCTTGAGGTTGATGCAGAAGCTCGGCATCGATACAACAGACTGGACACGCATCAACGCATTTTGCCAGGATCAGCGTATTGCCGGCAAGGTGTTCTCCCAACTAAGTAATGAGGAATTGGAGCAGCTATCGGTGAAGCTCCGCTCCATCCAGCGCAAGGGAGGTCTGAAACCTAAGAAAGAACCGACACCTCCAGCACAGCCACAAGTGGAATACATGATGGTACCAATTGGAAATGGAGGTGAGGCATGAATGAGAAAGTGAAGCGTGTGATGGAATACATTCATGGCATCGCATACAGAGAACTCCAAGGTGACCAGTACATCGAATTTCTTGAGTGTATTGAATACGAGATAGACAAGGAACTGGAAGAAGGCGACTGGCCAGAACCTGAAGACGACGAGTGATAAACAATCAAAATAATAATCAACAAAAAGTTTACGACAATGAAAGAAGACAACAAGCAGACCGTTGAAATGACGGCGGAGGAGATGGCCGAGTACCGGGCATTCCAAAAGGCGAAAGCCAAGAAAGAGGCAGAGGCGAAAGCCAAGGCCGAGCGTGAAGAGTACAAACAGCTCGTGGACGAGGAGATAGAGCATTCCATCCCCGTGCTTCTCGGCATCAGCGAGCAAATCAAGGACAGCAAGCAAAAGGTGATGGACAACTTCAAGACCATACTGGAGATGAAGTCTGACCTGTTCAAGACCAAGGTCAAGGACGACCAGCGCAGCCACACGTTCACCAACTCCGAGGGCAACAAGCGCATTACGCTCGGTGTGTATGTGACCGACGGCTACCGTGACACCGTAGAAGACGGCATCGCCATCGTGAAGGAGTACATCGCCGGCCTTGCCAACGACGACAAGACACAGGCGTTGGTGAATATGGTGTTTCGCCTGTTGGCACGCGATGCCAAGGGCACGCTGAAGGCAAGCCGCATCGTGCAACTCCGCAAGGTGGCGCAGGACACCGGCGATGAGCGTTTCCTTGAAGGCGTGCGCATCATCGAGGAAAGCTACCAGCCGGAGGTGAGCAAGCAGTTTATCAGGGCTGAGATAAAGAACGAGAACGGAATGTGGAAGTCAATACCGCTCGGAATGACAGAATCCTAAAAGCGAAGAGACATGATACTGGAAGTAGAGAAGAAACCGAAAGTGGCCTTGTGCCGTAAGTGTTACGGCACAGGTCGTCTCCACGACAAGGAGACTGGCAAAGAATGCACATGTGACCAATGTGAGGGAACGGGCAGAGTAACCGTCAGCGCAAAGATGAGCTATGACATCCGTCCCTATAAACCAAGAGACAGACGCTAAAACATTTTATGAGCAAGAGGCGAGGAGCAAGCTATCAGAAACGTGTCACAGACATAAATAGGATATACGACCAACATGCCAAAAGCGGAATCAGCAACCGCGAGATATGGCGAAGGTACGTGTATCCTGTTTATGGTATATGTGAGCGTACCTTCTACAACCTCCTCAATGCCTCTTGTGACCCTAAGAACGAAGTGCCACAAGAGGCACAGACGTTTCTAAAATTCGACTTTGACGATGAACCAGGACATACAGAAAATTATCCGCAATATCCTAAACGACGTTAGGGTGGAGTTGAGTGATGAGTTTGACCGCAACTTTGAACGGCAGGCATTCTTCAACGAGGTGTGGCAACGCAGAAGCAGCCCCACACGTCCTGGCGGTTCCATACTGATAGACACCGGCAAGTTGCGGCAGAGCATCAGCAGCCGAACCACAGAGAACAGCATCACGTTCTTCACCACGCTGCCGTATGCGGCCATACACAACGACGGAGGCGAGATAAGGGTGACGAAGAAGATGAAACGCTTCTTCTGGGCAAAATATTACGAGACTTCAGGCGCATTCGGCCGCAAAAATAACGGAGAGCGGCGCAACGACAAGCGTACCGTCCAGTTGAGCACCGAGGCCGAATTCTGGAAGTACATGGCGCTGATGAAAGAGGGCAAGAGCATCAAGATACCGCGCAGGCGTTTCCTGGGCGTGTCACCCGAAGTGGAAAAGGCCGTCCGAGACATCGTGGAGGAGAACATCACCGAATACTTTAATGTGGAATTTGAAATCAAGCGAAAATGAGAAAAGAACTTTATAACCTCCTTTGCAGGGAACTCGGAGCGATAGCGGAAATAAAGCACATCGACCTGTGGAACCGCAACGTGGAGTTCATCGAGCAGGAAGAAGGGTGGGAGAGCCCTGCCGTGTTCGTGGAGTTCGGCCCGATACAGTGGAAACCGATAGTGAACGGAGTGGAATACCGTGCCGAGCCACAGATAACCCTCCACATCGTCACCGACTGGGCAGGCGCTGCCAGTGAGGGCAGTCCGTTCAAGGAAGATGCGCTGGAGGTGTTCGACCTGCCCGACAGAATCCACAGGAGGCTTGCCAACCTGGATGGCGAAACCTTCGGAGAACTTGACCTTGCGCAGAGCATCACCAACCATGACCACGAGGACATCGTGGAGACCATAGAGGTATATCAGTATGTCGCCATAAAACGGCTCTGATTTGCCCCGTATCAAACAGAAAGAGCGTTCCCGGCTGATTGCTTGGAACGCTCTTATTATGTTGTCAGAATTGAATTATAACACCGTCAGGCGGCATCGGTGAACAGCATCATGTCCGTGTAGTGCGAGCTGTAGTTCACGGTGGCGTTGAACTCCACTTTGTGACAGTTTCTGAATGGGTTGCCCACGGTCGGGTTTTTGCCCATCCATTCACAAAGCTCAATAATGGATGACTTGTTGGAAGTGAAATATATAAAGTGATGTCCGGCAAGAATGGTCAGCACATCGAGGTAGTCGGAAAGTTTCCAGTACATATTATATGTGCCAACGTCGGTGGATAGATAGGGCGGATCAACAAGGTACACAACATTCGGCATGTCTTTGTATCGGGCGAACACCTCTTTGTAGTCGCATGATACCACCGTTATACCCTCAAGATAGTCCTCGCAAGTAGGATAGTCTGATTTGCGGAGATTGTTGTATAGAGCCTCCTTCTTCATTTCGGGGATGCTCAATTTGTATTTCATGGAGAACATCAGTCCGGAAGAAATGGTGATGAAGTCAATGTACCCGACCTCTCGTTCCTCTTGCTCCAAACGAGCGAATATGCGGTCGCGCAGTTCACCACGGATGCAGCTGTGCTTGGGTATGCCCTCCGTTTCCACCATTTTGCGCAGGTCAGCCAAAAGGTGGTTGGTCTGCGGGATATGCTGTAGGCGGTTGCGGTAGCCGTCGAAGTCGTTGTATATGACTGTGGCATCCGGCTTCTGGCACTTGGTGATGTGTGACAGCAAGCCCGAACCACCGAACAAATCCACGAATACCGTGTCCTCCGGATATTGTTTTAGAACCTTGATAAACTCGCGCGCGAACATGCGCTTCTGCCCCACGAAAGGGAGCGGTGCCGATAGATACTGTTTTCTCATGCCTTACACGTTCAGTTCAAATTTCACGTTCTCGTTTCCGTTGAGCAACTGTCGTGTGTGTTCGATGTTGTTTTCGTAGATATGCACATTCGCAAGGTTCAGCGTGATGGACTTCAAAGGGAGGTCAATCTGCCGGGCCATGAGGTAGAGGTGGTAGATGTCGGCTGGCAAGCCGAGGTTCGCGTCCGAGCTGCGCTGGTAAGCAGACACCACTAATTCGTCGTTCTCAATCTGGAACTGAACGAGTGACAGACACGGTGCCTGGTTTGTCTCCGCATCGGTGGAGCCGAGGAACAGCACATAGTTCTTGCTGTTGCGCTTCTCTCGGTTGATTTTGGCGATGAGTGGCGGCAGCTTCTCAAAGTAGGTAGGGTAGGAGTTTACGAGAATGGCACCGCAGTAGTCCCACCAGTTGATGCCCACCTCGCGATACTTCTTCACATTGCGTTCACCCTGCATGAAGAGCTGCAGCTCGTTCTTTAACTTCTTTCGTGCGATGCCGTGCCCCTCGAATATGTCGAGCAGGTCAGCAGGGGAAAGCACCAACTGCTCGTTGAGAAGATAGCGTATGCTTCCCTTCTTGTTGGTCTGGTACTTGCCATGAGAAAGTACCTTCTGTAAAATTTGATGGTATTTGTTCATAACCGTTTTGAATTTGAAAACGGTGCAAAGGTAACAACGCGTGTCCCCTCGACAATGACCATACGCAAACGTTACACTGCAAGTAGATTGCAGTCAGTTTTGAAACGCCGTATAAGGCTGTACACCTTGCGCTCGCTTATGGCGTATTCTGTGGCGAGCCTTGCCACGATATATGACACCTTCTCGCCTTGTGCGGAAAGTGTGCGGTATTCCTTAAATAGGTCGATATATTGTACATCGTCCAGCCTGATTCCTGCCTTTTGGAAGTAAATCAGCAGTTCCCTGTTCAAATTCAGTATCTCTATTAGTTTCATTCTCAGAAATTTTTTGTACTTTTGCATCGTCTCACTTACATAGCGCGTTGCGCAACCAAAACAATAAAGCCATACAGTGCGAACGAGGGCATACGCCCCCGGTCGTGCGCTGTATGGCGTTTTGGTTAAAAAAGTAAGTGAGACGACTATTTTAACAGGCCGGGGGCTTTTTTATTACCCTCCCCCGAAGGGATTGTTCTTATTCTCGGTATAACTCCAAATTGAAATTATCCTTGCTCTTCCATCCGTCAGCCAGTGTGTCCTGGATATGCTGCATGGCTTTGGTATAGAAGTCCGTCAGTTCTTCGATGGTGTTGAACGTGTGATAGCATGGCACATCGTCTGTTCCGAACTTGAACGTGACCGGCAATGTCTTGCCGTCAGACTGCACAGCCAAGTCGTATGCCACCTTGTAGTTGAACTGGTTCTCGTTTGAGAGCCACACGCTCATGCCGTTCCACACGAAGCCAGAAAGTATGGTCTCGTTCGTGCGGTCGTTGAACCATTCCGACACCATGGTCTTGATGGTATCCTCAGATGGCTTTCCGTTGAATTCAGCCTCCATATAGTCGGCAGATCCATCCTCGTTGTTATGCACGTCCCATCGGACGCGCCATTTTCCTTTGACGGGGTTGGTGCATTCAAGCAGCTTTACCCCTTGTGCTCCGTTTACTCTGTTCATCATGTGAAAATGTACTTCGTTCTACCTTTGCCGAAGGTTTCCGCCTTGATGGTGGTCTCGAATGGGAAGCCGTCTGGCATTTCACTCACTTGCTGGAGAATGTTTTTCATCTCCTCGCTGTTGGTGAAAAATTTCTTTGGCTCGCCGTTCTGCTCGATGGACACGACACAGCGGTCTTCGCCCTGGCTGGTTTTGACTCCGACCTCGAAGTCTTTTACCACGATGGGCAGGTTCACCAACTCGCGGATGCTTACCACCGCACCCGCAAATCGCTTCTTGCCGTCCTCTGGCTTGTAAGCGACATTCAAATCCTTAAATGATTTCATTTTTTTGCCTGTTAATTTATAAAACAAATTTCGGCAGCAAGCGTGCTTGGCCATTCCGTAGAATGACGCAATCAGTTCTCGCCGTCTCTTTCTTGACTTGACTTTGTGTAGTTTCCTTGCATACTTCTTCTTGACGCGCTTGCGCAGTAGTGAGTATGATCCGTTGAATGTCACATACCCCAAGAAGTCGATTCCTTGCGCTGATGGGAATACCCTTTCGTTCTTCTTGATTTCAAGGTCAATTTTTTCGACTTGCTCATGTACAATGCCGTGTGCCAGCCAATTTTCTTGCTTGTTGCCACAGAGCACTCTACCGTCATCGCAATAACGGTAGAAATGGCGAATGCCGTATTTGTCCTTCAGATAATGGTCAAGGTACTCGGACAACAAGAGATTGCCAGAAGCCTGTGAGCTTCGCAACCCGAAGCTGATACCCTCCGGCAGAAGATGAAGAAAATGATCCAGGAGCGACAGCAGGATTTTGTCTTTGAATACTCTGCGGTAGCACCACATGACAAACTCAGGCTTAGTATTGTCATAGAAATGCTTGATGTCGAACTCGTAGCAGTAGCGTGTGCCTCCGGGGTCACGTTCCATGTCCAATTGCATGCACTTGCGGAGATCATGTGTGCCACGCTTCTTGATACTTGCTCCAGTCGTCCTGATAAAACGCTTATGCAGATGTTGGTCCACCACGTTCATCACGGCATACACTGCGATGCGGTCGTACATGGAAATAATCTGCAGGTGTCTTACTTTGCCATTCTCACAGATGATGCGTTCATGATAACTGCCGAGTCGAAAGGAACCGTCGGCAAGTTTTGCAGTCAGTTCTGCAATCACCTCCTCGCGGTGTGCGAGCAGATAGCGTCCTTGACGGCATTTCTTACGCTTCTTCCCACGCAGTACACGGTCAAACGCCTCCGACATATTGCCGTAGGACGTTATCTCTTGCATGATATAGCCTTCTCTGTGCATGGTCTTCTTTTTATGATGGAAGATAAGGGCCTTCCTTTCCCCGGGCCAAACTTCTTCGAATCGTTACCGACCTACCAAACTCTATTGCCCGACACTTGATGTTTCAGCTTTCCACCTTGAATACAGGTGCTTTTGCTGTGGCTCGTTTCCCTCGGCTCCACATTAGGGACACGTCCCCATCGTTGTACGCCGATTAGTTAGATTTCCAGGCGCGAGCCGACATTCGCATTCGCATTCGAGGCATCGTTATTCGCATTCGCATTCGAGACACCGCCATTCGCGTTCGCATTGTTGTACCCGCGATAGACCACACGGCCTATGGGAAACTCTACCAGTTTGCAAAGTTACTCATTCTCTGTGCAAAAAGATGAATGAATATTACACAATGAGCCAAAATAACATTGCGATGAAGCCTCCGAGCACTGTGCAAGCCCAGTCAATCCAGTCCCAAGGACAGCCGTGAAGCTTGTCTTTGAGTTCGAGGCCTGAGGCTGCGATGATGGCAGAATAGATGGCTGCCCATGGTGACAAGGCGCACAGACCAACCAATAAACCGCCGATAAGATGCTTATAGCGGTTGCTTTTCTTTAGAAATGAGAAAATTTTGTTCATAACTTGTTGTGTTTTGAAAATTTGTTATTACCTTTGCAATGCGAGGGATGGGGTAACCTTTAGAGACCCGCTCTCGTTCCAGCCAAGTTTTCTAACTTGGCTTTTTTATTTGTACTATCTCTTCTCCTTGTATGCAGTAAATCAAATCAAACTTCTTATACTGGGATGTTCCCTGGAGACCATTGAATTTTGCAAGACCAGCTTGGAAGTTCTCCGCTGAGAAATTACCGTTAGGGAAGAATAAAACTGCGATTTTTGATTCTGGTTTAGATGCACAATGTTTGAGAGCATTTCTAATATTATTAGATGTGCCACTTTCTGCACCGGCGACCTCGAATTTAAGATTATCCCAAAGTCCCTCGCAACTCTTTCCTTTATACACATTCTGAGGCTCTTCCTCTAAGATAACAGAGTGCCCATGTTTATATCCAACATCTTGTATTGTGGTTTCATACCAGCCTTTGTCTTTGTCTAAGTTGTGCCCAATATGGGTGGCTTTTAAGCCCCCGTTCTTTTCATCAAAGGCAACATCTTTATATTTATCATCTTTGATGAGTTTGCCATATAAGGAACGATTCTTTTCTATGTGTTCATTTTGAACATCTTTGATGCACCGAAGTAGCTTGCACGCTTCGCACAACTCATTCTCTGGAACAAATCTCGCCAGCTTGATTTTGCCATTTGCGACATCGCAGTCACGACACCGACGAATAGTGTAGGGGTTGTAGTCTGGTATGGTCTTGTCTTCCTTTCCTGGATTGAAATGGAAGATGCCCTTTGTGTCACGTTGAAGAGCTTCTTCGCCAAGCGCCATTGCCTCATCGTGGGGGGTGGCAGGATATTTGGACTTGCGCACCTGCACTACGGTGCAACGGCAGTTCCAGCCGTTGGGCGGATAGTACTCCTCCCAGAACGGGTCAGAGGGTGGAAGCGTCACTCCGTTAAGCGCAGCGTGTTCCGGGCGCACCTTGCCATCGCCAGCCGTGCGGTACTGAAGGTTGTATCGGTCGCCGTCCTCCGAGAACTGTTCCCACTTGGCAGCCATCTCCGCAGACGACTGTACGAAGTTGTACTCCGCACGGAGATAGTTGGAGTTGTAGGTGTTGTCTATCTTCCGAACATCATTCAAAAAGGCTTCGAACGTCTTTCTATTGCCGTTAGAATCCAGCAAGGACGGGAACGCCTCGTTCAACTCGTGGAATGTTTTCATGCCGGAGAAGATGTAGTCAGACCGCTGGAGCCGCTTGCGCATGGCATCGGACATCTCCACCTTTTTGAAAGTGGAGTCCAGCACACCGGCATGGGCATCGATGAACTTCTGGATTTTCGGCTCGGCCAGCACCTCAATGCGGAACTGCGATCCCTCCAACGAGTAGAGCGTGCGCATCATGCCGTCGAACAGTTCGGAGAGCTGCTTGCGTATCTCCTCCTCACGCTCCTTTGACAGCGACAAAGTCTGCGGCCCATCGCCTAACAGCTGGGCGTAGCGTCGGTGCAGCCCCAGGTAATCACTGGGGCTCAGTCGAAAAAACCGCCGTGAATGTTCTGCTGCCGTTTCTTCTTGTTCTTGTCGTCCGGCTCTTTGTTGCCCTCGTCGTCATCATCGTCACCGCCAGCCTGGAGCATGGGTGTGGCGTTGCGCCGTTCACCCACAGGCATGCTGTACTTTTCCGCAAAGTACATCGGGTCCACCTCGTAGCGGTCGGCAATCATCGTTTCGTATGCCACCTGCTGCTCCGGGGTATAGTCCACCGCATCGTCCCATTCAAAGCGCAGCCCCTTTATCGGGAAACCATGCTTCACCATGCGTGGGATAAGCTGGTTGTTCACGATGTCGCGCAGCATAGTGCAGTCGCTTTCCACCAGGTTCTCGAATACTTCAAGGTGTGTTTCTGATTGTGAGAGGCTGCTGCCGTCCTCGATGGTCATCGTCTGCCCGATGATGAGCTTTGACAGTTCCGAGTTGGCTCGATCGATGCGTTTGTCATAGACGTTGAAGGCATCGCCCTTTCCACTTTCGACGAATTCAATCTCGGTGTCCTGCCCTGCCACCATGTACTGGCTTGCTCCGGCACCCTTGAGCATCTGTTCAAGTCGTCCCATCTCCTTGGGGTCGCGTGAGGTGGTGCGTGCAATGCGCATCGGCATACCGAAAATCTCGCCGAAGGAATCCCAGAATGCCAACATGTTTTTCTTAGGAATGGTCTGCGTGGCAGCCTTCAGATATAGTCCGAGATCGTCAGGCCGTCCAGCTTCTATGAGCCAGTCAGAGAATGGGGCTGAGTGGTAGTCTATGCCCGTAGTCCAGTCCTGCCCGAGCTGTTGAATCACGCGACCGTATTCGGGAATGACATGCTTCCGTGGAATGAGCTTCACATCCGTATAGCAAGGACATCCGTCGCCATCTGTGGTGAGGTCGCCGAGTTCGATAAGCGAGTGTCCCCAGAGGTTGGCGGCAAGCGCATATTCGAGCATTTGCTTGAACCAAGCCTGGTCGAAATAGTGGTGTGCCTCCTCGTTCTCATTACCTTTTGCATCAACCAGTTTGAAAGACTTCGCCATGACGAATCCTACACGCTGACGCACACAGCCCGATAGGTGAAGGTCAATATCCACATCGCGGTATATGTCGTAGAGACGTTGACGGTTCGGGCTGTCCACATTTATAGCCATCTGCCAGGCATTGCGCCAGTCGGCAATGTCCCTGCGTGTAAGCGCATCGGTGGTACGTTGCAGTTCGATGACCATCTTCTTTATGCGCTTGCGGTCAGACGACTTCGCAAGGTTGAAGTCCCCGTTTGGCGTGTGCAGTATGTTTTGACTGCCACCTCCGAACATACCGCTGAAAAAGTTCTTTATATCCATACCGTTACCAGTTATGTCGTAATTGTTTCTGTGAACCGAATATGAGCAGGTCGCCAGTCGGTGTGCCGTCCTCGTCGATGGCGAGCGGCAGGTCGGGGATGATTTTTCCGGCTTGCACGCCTTCCAGCCACTTTATGGCACGCTCGTAGCGCTCCTTGCGTATTTCGCTGCCCATCTTTTGGGGCATAGCGGCAATCATGTGATAGAGCGCAATGTCGGCGGCATACATTACCACCAAACGGTTGCGGTTTTCGCCTTCAGCCGAGAACACCGCTTCCGTGTCGTATTTTGGTCTGAGGTAGCCGGCAATCTCCTCGCAAGCCTCCAGTTCCGCATTGTCGCGTATCTCCTTCGATGCCTGCGACACGACCTTCAGCGCATTTTCGCCTATGACCACTCTGTAGTCCTCTTCCGTGATAAACATAGTAACCCTCCTTCCTAATGCGTCACATAAATGGCACGACGCTCGATGTCGGCGACCTTTACACCCTTACGGAAGCGGTGCTTGGCAACCAGTTCGCGGATGGTGCGTTTTGGTACGACCTTCAGCGAGCCGTTCATGTAAATCACATAATACTTCATGCCAAGCAGCTTTGAGAGCTTGTTGGCTTTCTTGATGGCACGCTTGCACTGCCATCCCCAGATAATATCCTTTATTACTTGTATCATTGTTACCAAATGTTTTTGGCGGTCGGTCTTTTGCCGAACACCGGTTTGAAACTTTCCTGTCTTGTATTGCGCTGGAGTATCCATATTGCGCCTTCATCAGCGTCAGGCGCATCGTCATGCACACGGCTGCCACGCTCCAACGCCAACGTCTGTTCTATGCCCACCTGCATATCGGGGTCTTCCTTCTTGCGTTCGTTGTACCAGACAAAGCCACGTTCCCAAAGAGGGCTGACCGCCTCGATACGCTGGATTTTGTCTGGCTTCTTTCGCTTGTCGGGCATGATGGGCAGCTGGTAGCCACGCAGCTCACCTTCCACGGCAAACTCGTCCAAAATCACATCCTGCATGAAGTTCGCTTCCATGAAGAACTGAATAGCCACCGTGTCGCGTGTACGCTCGTAGAGGTCGTATAGCCATCGAACCATCTCGCTGACTGTCGCCAGGCGTACGAAACTGTCTATGAGATGCAGTTCCGAGCCAATCTTTCCCCAAACGCGGCTCGCTTTGTAGTCGTTGGAGGTTGTCGATTTGAACGACGGGTCGGTATAGCACACAATCATGTCGTACTTTTCGAGCTTTGGCAAACGCTTGTATCGAATCCAATCCGCACGGAAGATAGTACCGTCCACGATAGGGTTGTGCATCATCTCCTTCTCCCAGGCACGATAGCCCACGAAGTCGCGGTAAGCCTGCGCCTCCTCTTTGGTCCATTTCTCCTTCCATACCGGTTCTCCGTTACGATCGACCGCTACGATTTTAGAAAGGAACACGCCCTTTGTGCGTGAGAGATTGTAGAGCACCGAGTTCTTGCTGATGAGGTTGCCCACCATAATGAAGCGGCCACGGCCCACATCAAGCGCACCGAAGAGCGCCTCCTTCACCCAGTCGGTGAGGTCGTGTACGAGTTTGTCGTTCTTGCAAAGCTGATCGTCGTCAAGGTCATCGATGACGATGTAGTCAGGACGGGATTCACGGTCACGCAGACCACGAGGCGACTGTCCACGACCGCAGGCAAGGAACTTCACACCGCTCTTTGTCTTGAACTCGCCCTCCTGCCATCCGCCGTCGTTCTTCTGCTGTCCGAAGTCGGCAATGAGACGCTGGTTGTATTCCAGTTCCGCTTGAATATCTCCAAGCAGTCGGTCGGCATTGTCCTCCGACTTCCCGACAACCACCATAAAGTTGATAAGCCGCTTCGGTTGGAACATCAACCAGAGCGGCGTGAATACATCAAGGTGGGTCGATTTGGCGTGACCGCGTGGCCACATGAATACAGCCTTCAAGTCGGGCGTGTTTCGGACCTTGCGTGCAGCTTCGTTGTGGAACGGAGCGTTGTGAATGGTGCGTATGACCTCACCGGTCGTCTTGTCACGCAATTGCAAGAAGTGGGGAAAGTAATACTCGCAGAACGCTGCGTAGTTGTTGAGCAAGCGTTTGATACGCAAGTCCCTTTCTACTGGCGTTTCGCTTTTCAGGAGTGACGTGTCCGTAATGGCTTGCACTTGCCGGCATCGCTCTTTCCACTCCTCGTATGCCTTTTTCTTTTCCGCTGCTGTTGCCATAGGCTGCCTCCACTATTTTATGCCCATCTGTTCTGTGATGTACATGTCCTGGTACTTGTTGATTACACGCATCAGTTCGGGAGTCACCTCTGGGTCTGTCTGCGAGCGGTACTCCAGCCACTTGGAGAACGCCATGAACACCTCGATGGCATCCACCACATTAGCCTTCTTGTCGAGTTTCTCAATGACCGACGAGAGTTTAGCCAGCTTGTCGCCAAGTCCTGCAATGAGTGCAGGGTCGTCAGAACCATTCACTTGTGTAATGAGTGTGTCGATGGTGAGCAACAGTTTGTTCACCAGTTCAGGGCGTGTGATGTTCTTGGCGGCACGAGCCTCTTTCCACCCCTCGGCTGAGCACCATTTGGATATGGTGACGCGCGACACGTCCACCTTCTCCGCAATCTCCTGCTGCTCCATGCCCGAAAGATAGAGCGTGCGTGCCAGCGATTTCTTTTTTTCAATATCTGCCTTTGTCATGTTGATAAGGTTTTTGTTCACATCAGGGCATACCACGCCCCGATTCCTTCTGCAAAAGTGCCACGATTTCGGTGGCTCTCCAAAAAAGTGTGCAATGGTTTCATAGAAGTGTGCAACCATTGCACACTTTTTTGGCGGACAGACAATTACCTCGTAATATTGCACTGCGAATCGGGCAATGCAGCCCAGAAAACGACAATGATATGAGTAAAGGAAAACGCGTAAGAATAACCAACGACAGCCTGAACAGCTACGGCACAAGAGTGCTGACAGCTGGCATGAACGTGGAGCAGTATCAGCGCAACCCCGTCCTGCTGTATATGCACGAGCGTGGTAATGTGATAGGCTATGTGAAAGACCTGAAGGTGGAGGATGGTGAAGTGACCGGCGAATTGATGTTTGACGAAGCATCCGAACTATCCACACGCTGTAAGAAGCAGTATGAGTTCGGCAGTCTGAAGATGGTGAGCGCAGGGCTTGACATATTGGAGACGAGTGAGGCCCCCGAACTGCTTGTGCAAGGTCAGACCAGCCCTACTGTCACCAAGAGCAAACTGTTTGAGGTTAGCTTGGTGGACATTGGAGCCAATGATGATGCCATCGTGCTGCAGAAGGACGGCAAGAAGATTACTCTCGGCAAGGACAGTGAGTGTCCCTTGCCAATGTTGAACAATAATAATCAAAAACAAATGGAACAGAAACAGTATGCCCTACAGTTGGGCTTGCCGGAAACGGCGACTGATGCGGAGATCACCGCCAAGCTCAGCGAGCTGAATGCCGCTAAGCAAGAGAACGAGAGACTCCAGAAGGAGAAGGAGACCCTCACGCTTGCCAGTATCACTGCCGTCGTGGAGAAAGCAGTCGGTGAGAAGCGTATCGCCACAGACAAGAAGGAAGAGTTCATCAACCTCGGCAAGGAAATTGGCCAGGAGAAGTTGGAACGCATCATCTCTGCCATGTCGCCACAGATGAAGCTCAGTGCCGTTATCGGCCACCAGGGTGGAGCTTCAACCCAGCAGCCTGCCACATACAAGAAACTGAGCGATGTGCCGTCTGCTGAACTCCTCACACTCCGCAAAGAGCAGCCCGAGGAGTATAAGCGACTCTATAAGGAGGAGTACGGCATGGAGTGTGAACTTTAGTACAAACCAATAATACAAAAAGAATGAAAACAATTTTGACCATGATTACGGCTTTGCTGTTCAATGCGTTTACAGGAGCTGTGTTCGGTATGACTTTGGGCGTGTCGCCCATGGCCGGTGCAGTAGGTGCCAATGCCATCGCATTAGCCGTGAGCGGTGCAATGCCAGTGGGCGTGGCACGCGAGGGCGTGCTGAAGGAGATTTGGACTGGAGAGTTGGTTAAGTCCTTGCGTGAGTTTCTCGCAGGAACTTGGCTTGATGGAATCCCCGACAGTTCAAGCATCGTTGACAATGATGTGATTCACTTGGTGGAGGTTGGCGTTGACCCTGACGTGCTTGTCAACAACACCACTTACCCAATCCCATTGCAGGCACTTGACGACAAAGACATCGCCATTCAGCTTGACAAGTTCCAGACCAAGGTGACCCCTATCACCGATGATGAGTTGTACGCCATCAGCTACGACAAGATTGCCCGAGTGAAGGAGAGTCATTCAAACGCCATCAACGATGCCAAGTTCGCCAAGGCAGCACATGCGCTCTGCGCCCAGAAGAATACAGCCAAGACCCCAGTGCTGACCACCACCGGCGAACGTGATGCTGCTACTGGTCGTCTCAAAATGACCGTCAAGGACCTGCTTGCGATGAAGGCAGCCCTCGACAAGTTGGGCGTTCCGACCACCAACCGTCGCCTCGTATTGTGTACCGACCATGTGAACGACCTCTTGGAGACCGATCAGCGTTTTAAGGAGCAGTACAACATCGACCGCAACACCGGCAAGGTGGGTAAGCTCTACGGCTTTGACATTTATGAATTTGCCAATACCCCTTATTACACATCCAATGGAGTGAAGAAGGCAGTCGGCGACAAGGGAGATACCGCAGGTGATTTCCACTGCTCATTTGCATTCTATACACAGCGTGTGTTCAAGGCTACTGGCTCCACAAAGATGTATTGGAGCGCTGCTGAGAACGACCCTGAGTACCAGCGCAACAAGGTGAACTTCCGCCACTACTTCATCTGCATGTTCAAGAAGGCAGATGCAGGTGTCGTAATGACCAGCGGATATAAAGCTGAAGCGTAATGGCGAGAATGAAGTTTTTAGTCCTACACTGCACAGCCACCCCTGAAGGCCGTGAGGTAACTTCGAATGAGATACGCCACTGGCACACTGACCCAGTAAGCAAGGGTGGGCGTGGCTGGAAGCAGGTAGGCTATACCGACCTGATACACTTGGATGGCAAGGTGGAACGCCTTGTCGATAACAACGAAGATGCGGAGGTTGATCCGTGGGAAGTGACAAACGGTGCCAAGGGTTACAACAGTGTGAGCCGCCATGTGGTGTATGCCGGTGGCTGCACCAAGGATATGAAGCATCCCAAGGATACGCGCACCCCTGCGCAGCTGAAAGCGATGACCGACTATGTGCGGAACTTTCATCAGCGTTTTCCGCAGATCAAGATTGTAGGTCATTGCGACCTTCCGGGCGTAAATAAAGCCTGCCCAGCCTTCGATGTAGCCAAGTGGCTCAAGTCAATAGGAATATACCAACAGTAAAAATATGGATGGCATGAATATCAGCGAAGTCCTGAACATCCTCCTTGGCGGAGGTCTGGTGGCTACCATTGTTGCAATATGCACGCTACGGGCTACCATAAGGAAAGCGAAAGCGGAATCGATGAAGGCGGAAGCCGATGCCGAGACGGTGCGTATGGACAACGCCGAGCATGCCACCCGTATCTTGGTAGAGAACATCGTGAAACCATTGAAGGAAGAACTCAATGAGACAAGAAGATACCTCGAAGCCTCGAAACGCGAGATGGCGCGTCTTCGGAAGGCTATCGACACTGCGAACAGTTGCAAGCATCATGATGATTGCCCTGTTCTTGTCGGGCTGCGCGACAAGCCGAAAAGCGAGCGTGGCAACGGAGGAAAGCGTGAAACAAGTATCCGCGGACACCCTCCAGAGCGAGGTGCGTCAGACATGGACGGAGACAGTACCACAGGAGGAAGCCAAGCTGGAGATACCTCTGGCGGAACTGACTAATCTGCCCGAAAAGGCAGAGTACCGAGCCAAGAACGGACGAGCCAGCGCAACCGTGCAGAACAAAGGTGGCATCATCGTGGTGTATGCCACTTGCGACAGTCTGCAACGCCAGTGCGAGTACTATGAGCGCCAGATGGCGAGCTACAAGAAAGCATTGGAGCAGCAGAAGAATGAAGCCAGAACGGAAAAGGAACGCAGTTCAAATCCGTGGAAGATGCTTCTCATCGCCTTTATTGTCGGAGTGGCGACCGGCACAGTATTAACAATCATAACAAGAAAGATATGGCAGAAAGTAAGAAATTCATGTACGGCATCGGTGTCGTAAAGTTTGGTGACAAGACAGTCGGCTATATAGAGAAGGGCAGCTGGGACTGGGGTGGAGCCAAGCCCGAGAAAATGGATGTGGAAGCCGAGCAGGTGCCCGGTGCCCCCGTGCTGACTCTTGTCACGAAGAACGGTACTATAGCCCCCACGTTCAACCTCATACAGCTGGACTACGAGAACCTCCAACTCGCCCTTGGTGGAACGCTTGTCGGCACGCAAGGAGCCTATACCGGTTGGAAAGCCCCGACCGACCTTGTGGAACTCCGTGACAAGTGTGAGATTCAGCTGAAGAGCGGTCAGACCGTGACGATACCGAGTGCCACCCTTATGGCCAACCTTGGTGGCAAGCTCACCCTGACCGAAGTCTCCAAGATAGAGTGTCAGTTGACGGTGAACGCGCCAGACGACGGCAGTGCTCCCTATGATGTGGCCGACACTAAACCAGGGGAGTAGCGTATGAACCGAGCACTCGAAAAAGAAGCGGCGGAGGCACTCCTTGACAGGGGTGTCTCCGTGCCGTTTAAGGACATACGACTGCCGTTCCGCAAGAAACCGCTGAAGGTGCGCGTCACCATGAAACGCCCCACGTTGGCAGGGCAGATAGAAATTGGCCGGCAGTACCTGGAGATGGACATAACGGCAGAAGAGGTGCGGACTATGCCTAAGCTGGGGCAGATGCGTTTCATTGCCAAACACGGCAAATGCCTGTCGCGCATTATCGCCTACACCGTGTGCAGGGGATATATATCCCGCCATCTGCTTGTGGGGCTGACCGCATGGCTCGTGCGCAACTTTGTGGCGTACCGGTACCAGGTGGCCGCCACCGAGCAGTTCGAGCGGCTGATGGGCACAGACCCTTTTATGAGTATTATCAGATCCGCGGAACGGACGAACCCGATGAAGCTGAGACTGAGCCAAGGAAAGAAGGGGAGTTAAGGACCGAGTATGAAGGTTCCCATAGCCCTTTCGGATTCGTGTGGCAGATAGCCAGCGCCACAGGCTGGAGCGTGGACTACATACTCCACGGCGTGAACTACCAGACCCTTATCATGATGCTGTGCGATGCCCCACGTTACATCAAGAAGAAAGCAGGCAGACCCGACAGCGGCAAGACCGCCGAGGAGGAAGCCGAAGACATAGCTGGATTTTTCCAAAGTAAACTGAATTGAAAGCATGAGCAAGCCCGTAGAGATAGAGTTCCTGATGAAGGACAAACTGAGTGACGGTATCGACAATGCCAACGCGCATATCGACACCCTCATCTATAATGCCAAGAAAGCGGCCGAGCTGGTGAACGCCAAGATAGCCGAGCAGCACAAGGTCATTGACGGCGTGGCCGCAGACCTCAGCCGTATGGAGAGGCAGCTTGCAGGCATGAAACCAGGTACCGCCCAGAAGGAACTCGCCGCCGATGTCATGGCTTGCCGTAAGGTGCTGGACGAGGAGCGGAACACCCTCGTCTATCTGGAGAAACAACACCGCCAGGCGGAAAAGGCTGTGTCCGACTTAGAGAAGGAGCATGGCAAGCTCTCCGAGTCCAGCACCACGGCGGCTGTGGCGCAGAAGACCCTTGCCGAGCGTATCGCCGAGAGCAAGGACTTGGTGAAGTACACCACGTCCTGTATCAAGGAGCTGGAGAAAGCCTACAAGAACGCAGCCCCCGGTAACGCCCAGTCCGCAGCCCTTGCCGAACTCAACGCCGCCAAGAAAGCGTTGGAGGAAGAGAAGCTGATACTCGCCAGCCTCACACGCGAGCAGGAGGAAAACCGGGAGAGCAACAAGCGTCTGGCCATGCAGTTGCGCGAGTTGCAGAACGCAATGGCCAAGATGCGTCTGGAAGGGAAGCAGGACACGGAAGAGTACCGCGAGATGGCGGAGAAGGCAGCCCTGCTGTCCGATACCATCGCCGACCTCCATACCCAGACCAAGATACTCTCCAACGATGATGCCAACCTGCAGGGCTTCATGTCCGGCATCAGCGGTCTGTCCGGCATGTTCACCGCCGCCACCGGTGCCGTGTCCCTGTTCGCCTCCGAAAACGAGAACCTTGCCAAGATACAGGCGAGGGTGCAGTCCGTCATGGCCGTCACGATGGGTCTGCAGCAGGTGTTCAACACCTTGAACAAAGACTCCGCATTCCGACTGGTGACGGTGGTGAAGATGAAGAACCTGCTGACGGCGGCCAACACAAGGCTGGCGGCAGCCCTCGGCATCTCCACCGCAGCGGCGTCTGCGCTCATGGCGACCCTCACGTTGGGTCTGTCCGCCGTCATCACCGGCCTGATAGTCCTGTTCAACAAATACAGCGATGCGCAGGAGGAGGCACGGCAGAAGGCGCAGGAGCTCATCGAGGTGGAGAGCGAGGGCAGGGCGCAGATGATAAAGACCCGTTTCGAGATAGACAACACCATTCGCGAGCTGAAGGAGTTCACTGGCAGCAAGGAGGAGGAAAAGAAGAAGACCGAGGAACTGAACCGCAAGTACGGCGAGGCTTTCGGCTACTATGACACCGTTGCCGAGTGGTACGATGTCCTCACGCAGAAAGCGGCCGACTATATCCAGATGCTCTTCCTGCAGGCCAAGGCACAGGCACTGGTCAACAAGGCCGTGGAAGCCGACGACAAGGTGAACAAGCTGAAGGCGACCGATGCAGATGATGTCGATGGCTCCATGGGGTGGTTCAAGAAGTCTCTCCTCTATTTTGCGCAAGGAGAGACCAACGGCCAGATAGACGCGTCGGCCATCATCAAGGAAGAGAATGAGAAGAACAAGGAGCAGGCCATCGCCGATGCCGAGAAACTCCGTGACGACCTGCTCAAACAGGCGGAGGACCTGACAAAGGAAATGGGCGAGATAGGCAAGAACAGCAATATCGGCGGCCATTCCAAGCCCGAACACAAGCCGACTGGTGGCAACGGAGACAAGGACCGGCAGAAAGAACTGGAGCGCGAGAAGGCGGCCGAGCAAAAGCGGGCCGAGGAACTTGCGCGGCTCCGTCAGGAGAACGAGCAGGAAAGCATCGACCAGATGGCTGAGGGCAGTGCCAAGCGAATCCGGCAGATAAAGTTCAACTACCAGAAAGAGGAATCCGAGATAAAGGCGCAGGAGGCCAAGTGGCGCGATGCGCAGGGTGGAAATCTCACGGAGGAGCAGGGTGAAGCCCTTGCGGAACGGCTTCGTCTGGCACAGGAGGAACAGCGCAAGGGTCTGGAGGAAATCGACAAGGAATCCCTGAAGAACGAGCTCCAGGCCATGGTGGACTACCTGCGCGAGTATGGTACGCTCCAGGAGCAGAAATACGCCATCGCCAAGGAATACGCCGAGAAGATACGCGAGGTGAACGAGGGCGACGGCACGGCGGAGGAAAAGCGGTGGCAAGTCCGCAAGCTCGAAAAGGAGCGTGATGCTGCCGTCAGTCAGACCAATGCCCAGAACCTCGCCTTGAACATAGACTGGAGCACCACTTTCGAGGGTGTCGGCAACGTGCTCAAAGACGTTGCGAAAGAGACACTCGCCAAGATAGAGGAGTACATGCAGACCTCCGAGTTCAAGAAACTCTCGGCGGAAAACAAGAAGGTATATACCGACCTGCAGGCGAAACTGAAGGACGAGACCGGTGGCAACAGCACCAGCGCCTTCAACTTCAAGATATGGGACACGATTGCCAAGAACGTGAAAGCCTATCAGGACAGCGTGCGCACGCTCCGCGAGAAAACCGACGCCCACACGCAGGCCGTGACCGATTTGGAACAGGCGCAGCAAGACCTTGCCGATGCCACCGACGATGCCTCAAAGGAAATCGCACAGAAAGCGGTGGACATAGCGCAGGGCAAGGTCGATGCGACGGCAGCATCACAGAACGAGGCGCAGGAGGCCAGCGACAAGGCACGGAAAACCCTCACCGACAACACCAACGCGGCGGCGCAGGGCATCAAGAACTTCACCAGCTACCTGAACGAGATGTCGGACGGCTCACTGTACGGCTTTGCCAACGGCATCACCAAACTTATCACCTCGCTTTCCAAAGGCTCTGACGGCATCGGCAAGTCGTTGGGCGAGCTGGGCGGAAAGGTGGGCGGCATCGTCGGTGCCATACTCCAAATACTCGACGCGTTGGGCGATGACCCGAAAGGCTTTATCAACGACCTGCTTGACAAGGTGGCCGACACGATAAACAAGGTAGTGGAGGAACTTCCCGAAATCATCATCGATGTCATCAAGGACGTGGGCAACATCGTGCAGGGGCTGCTCAGCGGCATTGCCGGGTGGTTCGGCATAGACGACCTCTTCGGTCTGAACGGCAACGAGAAAGAGGTGAAGAAGACCATAGAGAATCTGACCGAGCGCACGGAACTCCTGCAGAACGCCATCGAGGACCTGACCGATGTGATGGAGAAAAGCTACGGTCAGAAAGCCACCGATGCCTATGATCAGGCCAAGCGCAACCAGGAGGAGACCAACGCCAACTACCTGGGCATCGCGCAGGCACAGGCAGGCTACTGGAAGCACCATCACAGCTGGAACTACTACTGGAACGGCTTTTCAGATGATCAGACAGCATGGATAAGGCAGAACGTGAAGGAGAACTTCGACGGCAGCATCTGGAGCCTTACACCGGAGGAGATGAAGAAACTCCTCTCCAATGTGGATATAGCCGAGTATATCAAGAACACCGGCAAGGGCGGTTATGGAAATGATGTGCTGGACAAGCTGCAGGACTACGCGGACCAGGCAGGAAAGATAGAGGAACTGACCGACAGCTGGCGCGAGACCATCACCCAGATAAGTTTCGACAGCATGAAGGACAGCTTCATCTCCAACCTGATGGACATGAAGAAAACCTCCAAGGACTTTGCCGAGGACTTCGCCACGGACATGCAGAAAGCCCTGCTGAGCTATTCCATGGAAGACCTCATCAACGGTGAGCTGAAGCAGTTGTACGATGACTGGGCACAGCTTATCTCCGACAAGAACGGCGAGCTGACGGAAAAGGACATCGAGGACTTCAACCGCCGCTATGACGAGATAGTGGCGGAAGGGCTGAAACGCAGGGACGAGTGGGCGAAGGTCACCGGCTACGAGGACACGGGCGGTACCAGCCAGAGCGCGAAGTCCGGAGGCTTTACCGCCATGACGCAGGACCAGGGCACGAAACTGGAGGGCATGTTCACCAGCGGACTGCAGCACTGGTCAAGCATGGACGAGCGTCTGGAGACCGTGGCCGACCGCATGAACCTTGCCGAGAGCCACCTTGCCCGGATTGCCGAGAACACCGGCACGAGCGCGGGGCATCTTGGCGAGATAAAGGAGGACATCAGAAAAATAGTAAGGGACGGACTAAAAGTAAAATGACATGGACAAGATACTTGGAGGGCTGGTGCTGGTGAACGGCACCGACATCTGGAAAGAATACGGCGTGTTCCTCGTCGAGGACAAACGTGGCGGCATGGATAACCTCACCGCCATACTCACACCGAGCAAGACGAAGAAGGACACCGCCGTGAACATACGCGAGGAGCAGGGCGAGAAATACTCCGCCACGCTTACACCGAGAAACGAGCCGAGGGACATCACGCTCAACTTCGCCCTGTATGACAAGACACAGGCGGGTTGGCTGCGGAAATACTTCTCGTTCATCAATTTCCTGAAACAGGGCAAGGGCGGCTGGCTGGACATCGTATTCACGCAGCTTGACCTTACCCTGCATGTGAAATACAGCGAGAGCCCCAAGTTCACACCGCTCACCTACCTGTGGAAGGAGGGTGTGAACGCCGGCAAGTTCAAGGTGAAGTTCCGCGAGCCTGTCCCCATCATCTAATGACATTCAAACAGCATTCCTATATGGTTCTGACGATATACGACAAATACGGCACCGCCCGGACGGACATCTCGCCCGGTGACGGCAGCACCCAGCAGAAGGAGGTTCAGGGCGACAACGTGCTGACGCTCTCCTTCACCCATTACGAGCACATACCCCTCGATGTGAACGACTATGTGGACTTTGAGGGCGAGCGCTACTGGCTCACCGAGAAATACGCCCCTGCCCAGAAGAGCGATGGCGAGTGGTCGTATGACGTGAAATTTTACGGCATCGAGAGCCTGATAAAGCGTTTCCTCGTGCTGGAGACCACAGACAACAATGCCGAGCCCGTGTTCACCCTCACCGCCACTCCGAGAGAGCATGCGGCGATGGTGGTGAAGTGCATCAACAACGGCATGGGGCACACCACCGACTGGAAGGTGGGACAGGTGGACGGCACCGACCTCATTGTCATCGACTACGAGGGCAAGTACTGCGACGAGGCGCTGAAGGAGATAGCCGAGAAAGTGGGCGGCAGTGCCGAGTGGTGGGTGGAAGGGCAGACCGTGAACATCTGCAGATGCGAGCACGGCGAGGAAATAATATTGGGGTACGGCAACGGACTGACGAGCCTGGAGCGTGACACTGACAACACCAACAAGTTCTACACGCGCCTGTTCCCGATAGGCAGCACCCGCAACATCGATGCGGAGAAATACGGCCACAGCCGTCTGATGCTGCCCGGCGGCCGCCAGTATGTGGAACTG